AGAACCGGGCCGAGCATGAGGAGCTTCTCCTCGTGCCGCTCAGCGACCTCGGTGGCGGTCATCTTCTCGCCCGTCGCGTCCATGCTGGCGATCATCATGAACAGGTCGGCGTAGAAGGCGCTGTTGATCCGCGCCCGCACGTCCTGGATGTCGGCCAGGAGGTGGTCGAGGCGCAGGTTCACGTCGAAGAGCTGGTGCTGGCCCGTGGCCCCGCCGCCGGCCTGGTCGAAGTAGCTCACCCCGCCGGGTAGGGTGTCGATCTCGACGCCCTTCATGGCTGTGGGCAGGCCGATTGGGGGCTTGGTCATGTAGTCGATGCCCTGGGCCTTGCGGAACTGCTCGTGCTGGAGCTGCTTAACGTCGCCCAGCCCCTCCATGCCGGGGCTCTCGCCGTAGATGTCCTGGCCCGTCACGGACCAGCGGGGCGTCAGCCCACGGAAGCGCTTGAACCCGCTCTCACGCAGGTACTTGCCCTTCTCTTGGCCCAGCTCGAAGTAGCAGGACCGCCAGGGCATGTTGTTCTTGTCGAGCTTCGAGGGGTCGCGGTTCAGGTTGGGCTCGATGGCGTGGACCACGTCGAACCAGACATCGAGCTGGCCCTTGTCGTAGGCGCGCTTAACCGGGTTGGAGCACTTCTCGTAGCCGAACTCGCGCACCAGGCTCGCGGCCGTGGCGCGGAACTCGCGGTAGAGCGTGTCCACCTTCCCCCGGCTGTCCTGCGCGATGGCGTACTCGCCCCAGGTCAGCGACGTGGAGTGGATCACCGTTTCGTAGTCGGGGAGGATCAGGCTGGCGTGCGTGCCGAAGACGCCCTGCTCGGTGTAGCCCTGGTGCAGCGTCCGGTAGACGTTGGACTTGGCGAACACGTCGAGGATTTTGCGCGTGACCTCGGAGCACCAAATCTTCACAGGCTCATAGGCCATCAGCTCGTCGTCGGGGTGCTTCAGCCGGAACCACGGCCGGGCCGGCGAGGTGAGGCCGGACATCATGCCGGCCGCCAGGATGCGCACCGAGCGCAGCCCCGTATTGTCGTAAATCTTGTTGTGCTTCGGCCCACCCACGTTGGTCTGGCTGGTGGTGAACCGCGAGGCGCGCGGGAGCAGATACTGGGCCATGTCCTTCGCGTGGCTGTCCCAGGAGGCGCGCTCGGTCTTCAGCGCACCCCAGCGCCGCCAGAGGTAGTCCTGGCGCATGTACGGGTCTTGCACCGGCTGCACGATGCCGGCCTTGGGCGTCTGGACCAGGGCGGGGTTCTGCTTAGCCATTTCGGATCGCCTCCAGGCGGTCGTGCATATCGAGGAGCAGAGCGATGCCGGTGCCCACGGCGCGGTCGTCCTTGTCCCCGATCTCCTGGAACTCGACGTGGTCGCGCAGCCTGGCGACCATGGCCTTAGTCAGCCTTGGCCGCGTCGCCTCGCGTAGTGCTTCCAGCTCGATCAGGGCGTCGGCCATCCGGCTCACGCAGCCCCGAGCAGCGAGGTGGTGCCGAGGCTGGCGCTGCCGGCCGGCACGCCGCCCGGGCCGGTGAGCATCGTGGCCCCGATGCCCGCCCCGTTCAGGTCCTTGTTGCGCTGGAGCGCCTTGCCGTAGTTCGGCTTCTTGGCCGCCTGGCCGTTGGCCCCGGTAAGGTCCTTCAGCGCCTTGGCGAACGACTGGCTCTGGGCCGCCGCCGCCTTGTTCATGTTGTCGAGCAGCTCTTGCTGGCTGGTCGCGAAGCCCTTCTGCATGTCCGCGATCTGGGCCGTCAGGTTGGTCGAGTTGTTGTTCAGCGCCGCGATCTGGGCGGCCGTGCTCTCCTGGAGCTGCTTGATCGTGTCGTTGAACGACGTGGTCAGCCCGGTAAGCGTGTCGCTGGTGGTGCCGCCCGCGCTGCCGGGTGCGCTGGAGCCGCTGGTCGAGTAGCCGCCGTTGTTGGCGTGCCAGGCCGCGAAGCCCGCCGCGCCCTGGTCGAGGCCGTGTTCGGTGAACCAGGGCGAGTTGCGGTCGGCCGTGGTCATGATCCGGTTGTACTCGGCCATCACGTCGGGGTGCGCGTCGAGATAGCTCTGGCCGTTGAACGAGCCGTCGCTGTTGGGCGTGTAGGTGGCCGGCGTGACGGTCTCGCCCGTGCCGTCCTTGCCCCCGCCAGGCCCCACGCCCACGTCGCCGCCGCCCGCGATCCCGGTCTTGGTCGAGCCAGGGTTGCCGTCAGTCGCGTCGATGGTGGGCGCAGGCGTGTTCTGGGTGATCGCCGTGCCGCCGTTGGCCAGGCGCTCCTGGAGACCGGCCTCGTCGATCTGCACGTCCTGGACGGTACACATGGCTCAGCGGCTCCCGATGGCGGCGTAGGGGTCATAATCGCCGCCTTGGCCGCCAGTAAGAGCACCGCGCAGGACGTGCGCCTTGGGCGTGGTGAGCTGGGCCAGGATCACGGCCGAGCCACGGTCCACCGAGCGGCCGATCCGCTTCTTGATCTCGTCGCGGCTCTCGACCTGGATGGTGCTGCCCTGGAGCTTCCAGGTAGGCGCGCAGAGGTCGGCCTTCAGCCTGGCGTCGGGTGGCAGGGCGATGCCCTTGTTGTTCGCGGGGTCGAGCGCCTCGCGCATCATCCACCAGAGTTCGGAGCGCAGGTTCATGAAGCGTAGCCGGCCGCTCTTGTCGGTGCCCAGCGCCTTCTCGGCGACGTTTACCCCGATCACCTGGACCTTGCGCTCGCGCAGCATGTCGTAGGGCGAGGAGCCCACGCCGATCACGTCGATGTGGATCGGCGCGCGGTCGCGGTTCGCCATCAGCGCGTAGGTGGCCACGGTCTGGCCATCGGGCGTCGAGGTGCCGGGGTAGACCTTCAGCTTATCGTACCAGCGGCCATAGCGAGCCGCGATGGTGGTCTCGTCCTCGCCGCCACGCGCCACGTCCACGCCCAGGCTGTCCTGCTCGGGGAGCACGTCCTTGGGCTTCCAGCGGGCCTGGGCCGCGTCCACCCATGCGGTGGGGATCACCTGCCACTGGCTGTCGGTCATGCCGGCCTTGAAGTCGCCGTCGAGCATCTGGGACCTCAGTGGTTCGGGGAGGGCCTGGAGCATGGCCATGTAGCCGGTGTCGAACAGGTACGGGTTGTCGGTGATCCGGCTCGGGATGAACGTGCGCGACATCGGCTTGATGATCTTGGTCTTGTCCTTCCCCCGGTAGTCGCGGGGGTCGAACTTGTAGATGCGCGTGACCTGGTCCTCGGCGAGCACGAAGTGCCTGGCGTCGGGCACCTCGAAGTCCTTGCCCTTGATCGTCGCGAACCACCGCAGCTCGCCAGGCTCAGCCGGATCGGGGTGCGTGTCATCGAGCCATGGCCCGAAGAACTCGACGATCCAGCGCCCCTCGGCGGCCGTGGGCGGGTTGAAGGTGAGCAGGGCGCGCTTGCGCTGGCCCTTCACCGTGGACCGCAGCCAGCCGAGTAGGAAACGCACCTGGGCTTCGAGGAAGTTGGCCGCCTCGTCGAACACAAGCAGATCGTGAGGCCGGCCCTGGAAGCCACGCTCGTCGCCCAGGTTGGGGAGCGAGGCGAACTCGATCTGTTGCCGCTCACCATCGAAGCGTCGCCGCTTCCAAATCTTCTGCTGGCCGTTGTAGCCGTCCTTGTTGCCGATCAGCTCTTCGAGGCGGTCGATGATCCCGGTCAGCTCGGTGCCCACGCGCCGCAGCATCATGATCTTGCGGTGCTTGGTGATCGCCAGGCCGCACGCCAGGTCGGTCTTGCCGCCACCGGCCGCGCCGCCGTAGCCGGTGATGTCGGCCTCGCTGTTGAAGGCCAGGAACTGCGGGTGGACCGTGCCGTCGTCGGTCTCGACCAGGGGCGACCACGGGTTCAGCGAGGCCCACTTGCGCAGCATGTCGCGCAACGGCCGCAACGCCTCGTGGCTGAGCGGGACCTCGGTGCCGTCAGGCTTGAGGAGGGCGAGGCGGCTCATGCGATGTCGCTGTAATCGTCCTCGGCCGGTTCCTCGTCATCCAGCTCGATGACCTGGAGGCCGTTGGGGAGCTTCACGCGGCCGGACATGAGCAGCTCGACGATCTCGGCCATCAGGGCGTCGCTGTCGTCCGTGAGGTTCACGCCGATGCTGCCCTCGTGGGTAAGCGTCTGCCGCTTGCCGTAGACCTTGGGCGCGTGGGCCTCGGCCTCGCGCCACCGTTGGTCGATGCGCAGCTTATCGCGGTCGGTGGCGTCGGTGATCGTGGTCGTGGTCTCGGTCCCGTCGTCGGTCTCCTTGGTCTGGACCTTCACCGCCTCCTTGGGCGTGTCGGCGATCTCGCGGGCCTCCTCGATCAGGTGCCACGACCCATCCTCGCGTGCGCGTGCGACCTTGTCCGAAAAGTCTCTGTCTTCCCTGACCCACAACGACACCGAGCTGCGCATAGGCATGTTATCGTCGCGGCAAATCTCGCGCAGGCTTTCGCCTTCGCTGATCCGTTCGAGGATTTCTCGCTCGATCTCGGGGGTGCGTTTCGTGGGGCGGCCCATCTTGCTCATGGCCGCACGATGCGCGCTCAGCGCGCCGGTAAGAGCACCGTCAGTCGATCTGCTTCCAGCGGCCGGCCCATTGGTTGCGCCTGCGGTAAGTAACGATGTTGCGCACCATGCTCGGGTGGATGTTCCACTTCTTCGCGAGCAGTCTATAGCCGACGTGCTCAGGGTGGCCCTGAGGGTGGGCCTCATACTCGTCCCTGATCTGCTCCACCTGGGCGTCGCTGAGCTTGGCCCTGGGGTGGTCCTCGCCGATCCGCTGCGTGCCTTCCTCGTTGAGCGCGACGAACCTTTTCGCCGATTGTGGGTGGCCTACCTGGACGCGCGCGCCCGGCTCCCATTTTTGCGCGCCAGGGGGTGTAACCGACGTAACCAACGTAACCAACTCATCCCTATATAACCCCCCCATATTCAAATTATCTAAAACCTCTAATTCAGTCTCAATAGTTGGGGAAAAGTTGGTTACGTTGGTTACAGCGTTGTCTTCGCTGGGCTTTTGGCCAGTTTGAGTTGGTTGCAAGTTGGTTACAGGGTGGTTACGCCGCGCCATCGACCCACACCTTTCTGGGCTTGCCGTTCACGCGCTTCAGCGTCCGCTCCATGCCGAGGGCCTTCAGCACTTCAGCCATGCGCTGCTGCTCGCGCTTCTGGATGCGCGATCCCTCGAAGCCCAGGCACTCCGTGAGGACCTGTTCCGTGGTGAGCGATCCGCAGTTCCTGGGGGTGAGCGTGTCGTCGCCGTCGAGGCTCTCGTCGAGCCAGCGGGCTACCTGGTCGTGGGCGGGGTCGATGTAGCGGAACTGGGCGCGCTCGGCCTTGGCCAGCTTCTCCACCTCCTGGTAGAGGATGCCCTCGCACTCATAGACATCACGCGCCTCGGCCCAGAGCTGGAGCCGGTCGCGCTCGATCAGCCAGGTGTCGATGATGTCCATGATCAGCACCGGGAGCCAGCGCCGCTGGCCCATGTGACCCTGGAGGAACTCGCTGTCGTTGGTGGTGCCGTAGAACACGAGCCGCCTGGCCAGGCTGGTCGCATACTCCTTGAACTTGGGCGTCCACTTCTCGAAGCGCCTGGTGATCCAGCCGAGGATCGCTTCACCGTCGCGTGCGCTGATCCCGCGCAGCTCGCTCAGCTCGCCGACCAGGCACCCACGCATGAGGCGGGCCAGGTCCTCGTCCTTCTTGTCGAGGTGGAACTCCGCGAAGTGGTCCTCGCTGGGCGGGATGAGCGAGATCGCCGTGGACTTGCGCGTGCCCTCCTCACCCACCAGCACCGGGACCATGTCCACCTTGCAGCCAGGGTCGAGGATGCGAGCCGCCTGGGCGGTCCAGGTGTAGTTGCCCAGGGCCTCCGTGTAGCGGGTGTCCTTGGTCTGCATGTAGTCGGGCCAGAAGCGGTGGATGCGGGCGACCCCATCCCAGGCCGGCACGACGTGCTTCAGCCAGTAGACCGCGCTGTCGAACTGGGTCTTCGAGCCGACCAGCTCCAGGGCGTCGCGCATCATTTCGCGGCCGATCTGCGCCTTCATGCCCGCGTTGCGCTCGATGGTGATCCGCAGCTCGACCGCGTCAGCATCGACCAGGGGCCGCCATGCGCCAGGCGCGCTGGCGATCATCAGCTCGGACTTGAAGGTGTCGTGGGCGATCTCGCACCGGGCCACCTTGTAGCTGGTCAGGGAGCGCTCGACATTGGCCAGGTTGATCAGCGGGTGGTCGCGGCCGTCCCTGTCATAGGCCGGCAGAGGCCCCGAGAGCGACTTGGCCCACGCCTTCGACTTAGCCGATGCGTCAGGGAGCGTGCTGGCGGTGAGGGCGGCCAGGCTGTCGGTGTTGCCCACCAGCACCAGCTCGTGGCTCTCCTGGTCGTCCTCCAGCGTCAGGTCCTCGAACTCGTCGGCTTTGGCGGGCTTGAAGCCCACCGCCTGGAGGAACTCCTGGTCCGTGTGGCTGTCGCACCCCGTGTGCCGGCAGGAGAAGTGGCCCTTGCGGTAGCCGCCCGTGCCCGCCGCCATCCAGCTCGTCTGGGTCGGGCCGTTGTCGCTGCCGTGGCTGTCGGACCAGGGGCACTCGACGTAGAGCATCCCGCGCTCGTAGCCGTAGGTGGGGTACTCGCTCTCGACCAGGTGCTCGATGACTGGGTCCAGCACGTCGATGTGCTCGATCAGGGTGGGCGCGCGCCGATCCCGGTGCCGCTCCTCCGTGCCCTCCAGCATGAACTCGTCGCAGAGGATCGCCCAGGCGTGGAGGAACTCCTTGAGCGTGATGGTGGGCACGGTGTCGGGGATGTAGCCGTCGCCGTCCCACTGGTAGCGCATCCCCTCGGTGTGCGTGCCGGCCGCGATGAACTGCTGGCCCGTGGCCAGGAACTCCACCAGCCAACGCTTGGTCTTGCCGGTGGTAGGGTCCTCCCACTCCTTCACGATGAATGAGCGCCGCGTCAGCTCCTCGCCCGTGCCCTCCACCCTGAACGCGAGCAGCTCCTTGCCGCTCCCCTCACGCCACCGCCTGGGGGCCTCGGGCAGGCCGGTCAGCTCCAGGAAGCGCAGCCGGACCTTCTTGGCCAAGGCCCGGTCGTCGATGTCGATGTCCAGGGCGCGCACGTCCCTGGTCTGGATGCAGATGCCGTAGGCGTCCTCGGCCTGCCAGGCTTCGATGTTGGGCACCGTGGTCTGGTGGCTGGTCCAATCGGTGAAGCCCGCGATCTGGCGCTTGGCGTTCAGCACCGAGGGCGTCTTGCCGACCCCCTTCATGTGGCTGCGCGGGCTGATGGGCAGGGTCGAGTTCGAGACCACCGGGAGAAGGTCCCGCTTGGCCAGCTTCTTCCCCCGCGCCCAGTCGGTCTTGCTGGCTCCCCACACCTTCACCACGGGTCAGCCTTCGAGCAGATCGACGAGGCGGGGATCGCAGAGTTCCTTGCGCGCCACCTTGGTCAGTTCCGCCACCTTGTAGACGCGCTCCCAGGGGACGTAGCCCTGCGCCACCCAAAGGGAAACGGCCTGCGGTGTCACACCCACGGCCTCGGCCAGGAACTTCTGGCCCCCCACCGTATCGCAGGCCTGTTCGACCCCTGACTTCTCGCGCACGATCTACCCCTGTCCCGACGACAAGCTGT